CCTCGATCTCCGCGATGATTGGTTGCACATCGACCACCACGGGAAGGCGGGCGAGATGGCTCATGCCGCCTGTCTCGCCATCAATTGCAGATTATAGGCCAAGTCACTTTCAATCCGCATGTGCATCAATTGTCCCAATCTCGACGGCTGCACCCCGATCCAATCGAAGCACCCCCGCAGCTTGTCGGAATTGTTCAGTTGCGCGTAATCAATCGAGCGGATCAAAGGATGGTCGTATTCCAAATCCTTCTCGATACGCGTCAGGATCGAATCCACAATCGTCCAATCGACCCGAACCCCTCGCAGATATTTGTGAAGGCTCTCGATCACGTCGGCCTTGGGCCTTCGGATCACCAAAGTGCGAATCTTCATGTCCTCGCAGATTTCCGGCAAATGAGCTGTGAGGTTGCTGTCCACGATTCCGGTGCTCGGACCCGCCATCCAGATTTGCTTTAGATCGTTCCACGGAGTTCGGGCGCTTGGCTCGTGCATGGCTCCACACGCGACGGCGAACCACGCAGACCGGGAACGGGGTAAACACGTTATGAAATACCTCATGTCTTGATCAGCTTCAGGCAAGTGACAAAGGGGGGGAGGTTCGAGAACGGCGTACCCGTTCCGACAAAATCGGTCGTTATGCCCGTCGTGGCTGTCCCCGTGTTTCCGGCGATCGCCGTCCCCGCCCCGGATCCCGCCGTGTTGGTGGACGATGAGACCAGAGCGGTGTGATAGTGCCCCGGATCAATGATCGGGTGATTGTGCGCCGGAAGGTTCGCCACCGAGAGAGTGATGGATGATGTCCCCCCGGTAGTACCCACCTGATACACGCCGGATCCCATGGAAAAGGCGTTCTGCGCGTTGGGAAGGTTGAATGTCGTGGAACCATCCCCCGCGCCCCACGTTACCCCTATGACGCTGAATAGAGCCGCATACACGGTCCTTGAGACCGCCGAGCCATCCATCAAGAGATACCCGCTTGGAATGGCGCTCGCAGGCCCGTAGAAGTCCATCCCCATCCCTGTGGAGACGACATTTCCCCCCTGCACTGCCCCCGTGCGGTTCCATAATGTCTGAAAGAGATTGAGCCATGATTGGGTAATGCGCCCCCCGACTCCCACCACCGGCTGAACGATATTCGGAAAGCCGATCTGGTTGGTGGTCACAGGATCGTCGCCCCGAGGATACTGACCTTGAATTGATCGGTGCTCGACAACTCAAAGGCCCTGTCCGCCCCCAGGCCACGACGTTCCAGACCCAGGCGATTGAACACCTGCCGGCCTGACGTGTTGCCCGTCATGCCTGCGCTGACATAGTGCTCGCTCGACCAATTGTGTGCATCATCGGTGTATCGCAGAACAATCTGCGGATTTGCGCTCTGTGGGACGTCGATTCCGCTTTCCATGTCGATCTCAAGGCGTCGATAGGGCGAGGTCTTTTCGCTACTGGTCGGCTTTGCGCGCCACGAACGCAGCCACTTTCGAGGATTTCCGTTGTCGAGGTAGTAGCCCATGTTCAGAGTGTAGAGGTTCCCGCTCGAATAGTCCCCCACGATCACCTGGCCGTTGAAGTTCACGGCGTTCTGAGCCAAATATCGTGAAAAGGCTCCATTGCTGAAATAGGCTCGTTGGTGCCATACCGGCTCCTTGAATTGCTCACTCGCGGTTAAATCCAGAACCCAGGTCTCGTTTCCCGTGGGGAAGGTGAGACAATAGAAGCTATGCCCCTCCTGCTGATAGCAGAAACCGATTGCATCGCTCATCGTGCCGTATTTCGCCCAGGCATACTCCATCGCATGGGTCGAGACCCGGCGCGGCTGGTAGCCTTCCATCAGATAGACCGAGCCAAACCCCCTCGAAGTCTGGCCAAGCCACAAGAGGCTCTCCGTGGATTTGCTGACACTGTACGGGGCCATGCACCCTGTCTCGATGAAAACGCCTTGCAGCCTCTGGAACACAAACCCGCTCACGCCGGCATTGATCCAGAACTCGGTGTGATACTGCTTGAAAATCACAAGCTGGCGATGAAATTCCGCTACGGCCACGATGTTATCGGACTGGCCATCGGCGGTGGAGAAGTTGAGGGCGTTCCACGTCGTCAGGTCGTTGAGGTTGGATTGCCAGATGTTGAAAGTGCCGGGCTGTGTGGCGACAACGAATCCATCCTGCTCGGCAAGGATGCCGCATGAGGTGAAGGGGATGGAGACCGCGTTAAGCACGCCACCCACAACGCTGTAGAGCGTGCCAGCGGAGGATATGGCGACCTGCGTGGGGTTGTTCGATAAACTGACCGGCTTTCCGTCGTTGCCGACGCTCCCGAGCATGGTCGCCACATAGTTGGTGTTCACCGTGTAGGCATTGGAACCTGAGACCAGATTGAGGGTCTGGCCATTGTTCGTGACCCTCATTCCCCGAATAGGCCCACCATCCACCGTCATGAGGTATTGCAATCCGGGGGTTCCGTAGAACGCGCCCACTTCCTTGCCGTTCTTGGTCTCGACGATCTCGGGATAGAGATTGATGCAGCGTTGAGCCGCGAGGTTAGGCGACCTCGCGGCATAAGCCACACCAAGGATGGGCGATTTCATGAGTTGGCACTGCCCACCCGGTCTGTGTACGGGTTATAGCTCACTGCCGCGCGGCTGACGATTTCGGAATCATACACCGACACCGTGTTGCGCTTGTTCGCCCGCTTCACGTTGCCCTTGCTTTCCATGGCAAGCTGAACGAGCACCGGATCAATCGGCGCGTCGATGTAATAGGGCTTCAACAGGATGGCGAGATTTGTCCCCAGGGCCTGCTTGTAGCCTGGCGGAAGGCTCATCGCCGTGGCGAGATTGGCGAACTCGGTCAGTTGCAGATAGCTATCCCAATACATCGTGATGGCGATGTTGGGCGTGGGATCGATGTTGATAATCCCCAGGGGGTATTGGTTGTCATAGAAGAGCGTATCGGGGAAATTGCTCGTCACCGTGCTTGATCGGTTGCCGATCTGGTTCCACCGAACGCGGTCCACGACCTCGATCCCGTAGTTGTTGCCGTTCACGTCTTGCGTGTAGGCCGTACCCGGTCCCCCGTTGATACGAAGCGGGCGGGTCATGTTGAAATTCCCCCCCGGTCCTATGGTGTATGACGATTGACCCGGAACCAGGGTTCCCGATTGCTCAAGCACCGCATAGCAGGCGAGGGATTCATTTGACCATGAATCCACCATGTCGTTCAGTTTGGTCAGCCCAAGCGCCAAATCCGCCGCAAGCGCGGGGGTGTTTGGATCGACCACCGACAGCAATGAGAGTGCGTCGGTGATTATGTCTTGGGCAGTCGCGGCCATTTAGGCCACCAGAGGCGTCTTGCGAGGCCGTCCGCCCTTGTTCTTGGCCGGTTGCGCCATGGCCGCGATTTGGGCCTGCAAAGCCTCCAGTTGGGCTTTCAGGGCGTCAACCTCGGTGGTCTCGTGGGGCACGTAAGACTTGGGCTGTTCGAGTTCCACCACGTTGGATGACGCTTGCGCCGTGGCTTCCTCGTTGGCGTCGTTGCAAAGAACCCCGTTCACCCATTTGGGGTACTCTTCGGCCACGTAGTCCTCGGCGGGGAAATCCTGATGCGCCGAGGCATAGGCCGCTGGATCACCCTTCCCGTGGCGCTTGTAGCCTTGCGCCTCGTGGATGGCTTCCTGATCGGCGTCATGCACAGTCACCGGGGGCATGAACTCAGGAGTGCCCTGATAATCCACACGCCCGTTGTTGTCGTAGCTCGTCACCGTCGCCTTGCGCCAGTGCTCGTGAACCATCATCACGGGGTAGTCGTTATATTCCTCGGTCACGCTGCGTCGCTCCTTACGATCTGGCCTTCGATGACATCATCATCACCGACCTTGGTCAAGCGCGCCTCGCCAAGCGATTCGATCTCGCGTTCGTAGTGCTCGCGGTCTTCCTTGGCCTTCACAGCCCGCTCACGGAACGTCGGAATGGCCGATTGAAGCGCGCCTTTCCAGACCTTGTTCCCGCGATGCTCGAACTCGATATTGGGATCCGCCCATATCTCGAACCCACAGGCAACGGCGTTCTGGCAAAATATATAATCCTCCGTCCAGAACCAGCCATCGGGAGCCACACCCGCCGCGAACCAGGCCGGGGTCTCCACCGTCTTGCCTTCCTTGTCCTGATCCTTGAACCAGGGGGCGTGTTTCTGCATTTCCTCAATCACATGGCGCTTGATCCGCATGAAACCCGTAGGGCCTCTCTCACAGCGCACAAGGCCGTCTTTCTCGATCAGCTTCCCATCATCCCCCGAGAGCACAATCGGCCAGTCGGGATTGTCGGACTTCTTGGGGTAGGCGCCCACGAGGATGTCCTCGTCCCGTTCAAGGAACTCCAACACCTTCTCGGGCGGCCAGCCCAGATCGTCGTCGAGGAAAAACAGGTTGTCGCAATAGGGGTGATTCACGACAAAATCGTGCATCAGCTTATTGCGGACCTTGGCGATGAACTGATCACCGCAGTGATTGAGATAGCTTCGGCGGTAGCCCTTGGAAGCCAGGAGCCAATCGGTCTGCATGGAGCTTCGCATGAACTCCATGCTGACCGAGTGATTCAGGGACGGCGTGGCGAAGCAGACAGCTTGTTCCATGCCGCTAGAATAACCCCTTAGGCGCCCGCCCACAAGCCAAGAGCCACAAGGTCGGTGCGGAGTTTCGCAACCTGATTGACTGTGGACGTAAGCGCCCAAGCCGCCGGTTGAGAGATGCACCCGCCCGAGGCGTTCGACGAAGCAGCGCCAGGTCCGACCTGTTGGAAGTTGCCGATCAGGTAGGTTTCCGCAGGAGGCACAATCGCCGCCGAGGTGCTGTTGGCGTAGTTGATGTAAAGCGTGTTCGAAGCCGAGACGCGGGCGCCGGCAATGCCGAGACCCGAAGTCCACGAGGGCTTGTTCACCCACACCACCGAGGGGGTGGAGTTGGTATAGACCAGACCCGTCACGGTGAACGATTGTTCCGCCGTGGTGTTGGCCGCCACTGAGGCCGGGGTCAGAAGCTGGCTGTAGATCACCAGCGGAGCGGTGGGGTTCAGGCGGAACAGAAGCTGATCATAGGTCAGGTTCGCCGTGGGTGTCGCGCCCGTGCCAACCCCGGCGAAATACATCGTCATGGTGTTGGCGCTGATGATCGACAGAGCCGGTATGGCGTAGTTGGTCGCAGCCGCCTGCGCCGTGGGCTGCGAAGCCGCGCCGATGGGGATATCCGTCGCCAGAAGCCCCGAGAAGGCCGTGGTGCCACCGGAGATGACCAGACCCGCGCCGATGGCGCCAACGGCCCCCGCGTTCAGCGAAGCCACCAGATAGTTGTTGTACGCATCCAGAGGCTGCGTCGATTGGATCGTGTAGGCTTCCGAAGCGGTCGGGGTGATCGTCGCGGCGGTCACGTTGACGAACGTAATCCCCACCACGTTGTTCGACACCGCGCGGCAACCTACGATATCGAGACCCGCTTGCTGCGTGGGCTTGGAGACCTGCACCAGCGAACCGGCCATGATCCCTTGCGGGTTCGCAGCCGTGGGCGTTACGGTGAATTGCTGTTCAACCGTGGCGTTGGGAGCCACAGCCGCCGGGCTCAAGGTCGCGGAGACGGTGGGCAGGCCACGGATCGAGATGATGGAATAGACCTGATTGGTGGTCGGGGTGATCGTCGCCGCCGTCCAGTTGGTGAAAGTCACCCCAAGAACGTTCGAAGCCGAGACGCGAACATTGCCCATGCCCAAACCGGCCTGAGATGTCTGCTTGTTGATGTAGATCATATCGCCCGCTGCGATCAGAACGCGCGAGTTCGTCACCGTGCCTTGCGCCACCGTCATGGCGTATTCGGTCGAGGTGATGTTGTTCACGCCCGCCGTAACCACGTTGGTCTGGTAGGTTGACCAGCTTGTGACCACACCCGCCTGAGCGCCGCGAACCATCGAAGCCTGCGCGTTGCCGAACGGCTGCACGACGGGGTTCTGGTTGCCGAAGAAGCCCAGCGGGGTGTTGATGCCCCCAAGCAACATGCCGGTGGGATCGGAAGGCCCGATCTGCACAAGGGTCTGACCGGAGTTCGGGTTCACAATGGCTGTAGCGACGGGCATGGTCTAGTTCCTCAATGAAGGGACACGGATGATGGTGGGTTCGGCAATGTCTTTCTCATTGCCGAGGGCAATCTGTTTGACGATGGCGTCCCGAAATTGGCCAATCGCGTCCTTGCCCATCGCCGGGCCAAAGAAACACGGTTGACCGCCCTTCGTGCGCTGGACGACCAATTGGTACATCTCCTGACGGAATGGCGACTTCCAACCGGCGGGCATTTCACGCGTCGGTTGGCTGTCCCGAAAGGATGCGCTGTTGAAAAGGGCGCGGTCGGCCATTAGCGGGTCAACCTCACTGCCAACTCCGGGTAGAACGTGGCGGTGCCGTAAAGAACGTCAATTCGCGTGGGGAACACGTCGTTGTTGATGTCCCAGGCCCGCACGATCCGCATCGAGATGCCTTTGTACATCTCGCGCGCCTTAAAATCGACGCCATCGGGCAGTTCGAGCGGAACCGTCACCAGACCGAACGCATCCCGCACAAAGGCGAGATTGTTGTTGTAGGCGGTGTTGCGCGTGCCCGACAGGATTGAGATGGCCGACAGGTTAGCCGGCGAGCCCGAGACCGTTTGATAGGAGCCCGAGGTCGTGATGGCCGGATAGATCGGAATCGTCATGTTGCCGCCGCCATCGGACGATGCGGGGCCTGTGACGAGGAAGTTCTGCAATGCGCCGGTGGATTGGCGAGATTGCGGGTTGATGGCGTAGACGCCGGCAATGGTGATGACCTCGCCACCCAGGAAGGCGTTGGTCGTGCTTGCCGTCCATCCGTTCGTGACCAACGATGAGCCGGTCTGCGAGGCGCCGTTGACCACACCGGAACCCTGATATGCCCCATTGGTGATCGATTGGATGTTCTGGTCTTCGTAGATTTCGAAATTGGCGATCTTGGCGAGGAAGCCCTTCAACGCCGGCTCGGCCACGGACTGGACGTAGAGGCCGATCAGGCCGTTAGCCATGCCCCAGTACGACGCCGGATCGAGCAGCAACACACGGCCATCCTGCGGAACCGCGCCTTCATCCATGCGCTGACCGACGTTCGCCAGAAACGAGAAGGCGTTGGGCGTCGTGCCAGGCGTGCCGACGAGGTTCTGCACGTTCTTGAAGTTGGTGATGACATCGTAGTCGATCTGGTTCGCCAAAGCCGCTGCGGCGGGCTTCACATAGCGTTCAGAAAAGTCTTCGATGGTCAGTGTCAGATCCTGCGAGCTGAACTGGAAGTCGACGTGCTTCTGGTTGCTGATCGTGATCGAGGTCGAGGGTTCGGTGATGTTTTGCACCGCCAGGCCCGGACCCGAGGTCACGACGAAACGGTTGGGCTTCCGAATGGTCAGCGATGCGCCGATCTTCACGAACTGGTTTTCGAATTGGCGATTGACCTTACCAGCCGCGACCAGGTTGTTCTCCAGAATCACCAACGTCTCTTTGGTGATGATGGACGGATTGAGAAGGGCGTTAGTGGCCATACCGGGGTTCCCTTAAGGAGCCCCGGCGGTGGTGTTACCTACGGGGCTGGATGAATGGTGTCCGCGCTGCGAGCAGCTCGGCATTTCGGGCTCTTGCGTATTCTTCCATGCTCATGTCTTCACGAGCCGGAGGATTCGCTGAATTTCTCGAACGCAGCGGGGTGATGGGATCGGGCTTGGTGGCTCGCCTCGAAGGGGGCGCGGCCAGTTCGGCGCTGATACGGCCTAAAGCCTGGACTTGCCGCAGTGGGCTCATCTTGGCGATATCCGCCGACAATTCGGGGTTCTTTCCCAAATGGTAGGCGATGGCCGGTCCATCTTCCGCTTCGACTATGGCCGCGAGCATGATCTCGGTCGCGTGAACACCATCGGCTGTGACGACTTGCTCGAAGTCGGGGTGTTCGGCTACGAAAGCATCCCTTCGGGCTTCAAAAGCCTGTTGGGTCTCTTTGGCCTTAGCCTGAGCCGTCTCGGTGGCGACCTCTTCGCGAACCTGAGTGCGAACCCTCGCCTCGGTCTGGCGGGCGGTCCACTCGATCAGAGCCATCTCGTGTGAGTCCGGGTCGTCGAACATATCCCTCGTCGGGCGGGGATCATCGACGGGAAACTCGGGCTCCTTGGTCGTCAGCTTGGCTAACGCCTCGGCAAGTTGGGCTCGTTCGGTTTCGGCTTGGAAGGCGCGCGCTTCGGCGGCCTTACGCAGGTTTTCCTCGCGGGTTACGCGGGCTTTCTGCCATGCTGGGGTCTTATCACCCTCGCCAGACTCTTTTGGGCTGTCTGTCGCCTCGCCATCCGGGGATTGCGCCTCGGAAGTGGGGGTATCTTCCGATGCGTCTTGCACATTGTCAACCCCTTCCGTTTCAGCGGCGGGTTGAGCGAATAGGGGCTTGTCAGACGTTGCTGAAAGCGCCGGCTCGAACCGTGGCGCTTCGCCATCGGGATGGGGCATGGTAGCGGCTAATGCGTCAGGCATTGGGGTCTTTTTCCGGTTGTTCGACTTGGCGTTGGGCTTCGAGTTCCCCACGAACGGTGTCTATGACCACCTTCACGGCGTCCATCTTCAATTCGTTGTGCTTGGATTCGGCGTCGGCCATGAGTTTGAGAACCTTCGCCTCGAAGTCGGCCTCGATCTTCGTGCGGGCGATCTCGCGGTCCTCTTTCTTGTCGTTGAGCGCCGCCATGGCCTGTTGAAGCTGTTGACCCATCTGTTGCACCTGTCCTTGCAGGGAGTGAACCAGGGCTTGCACCTGCGGGCTCATGTCCTTCTGGTCGGGTGTCATCAGTTGCGGCGGAACAGCCTTGGCCAGCCGCGTGGCGATCTCGTCCGCGCCTTCCCAGTCCATGTTCTTGGCGATCAGGTCGGCAATCATCGCCGCCGTGTTCGGCATCGCCTTCGCAAATTCCATCATGCTCTCGGACGCCTCCGTCCGCTTGGTGGCATAGCTTGGGCCAATCGTGACCGTGACGCCGTATTTCCCAATCGTGGGGTTGAATAGCTTCATCTTGGGCTTGTTCTCGCCCATGTGAAGCTCGCCCGTAGCCTGCGGGGCATGGGGATCGATCTTGACCTGCTCTTCGCTGTCATCCTCACGCAAAATGGTGAGAACCATTGGCTCGTCGTAGACCTTGGGAATCAAATCCACCAATTGCATCCCGGTGAACTTCAATGAACGCGCCAAGTTGTCGACGTAGTGATAGGCCCCGATATCGGTCGATCTGCGGGTTTCACGGAGCATCCGGCCCGATTCACGGTGATCGGCCTCGGCGCCCATGTTGGCGACGTTGAGCTTGATCCCGGTCGTGCTCATCATGTCCTGAGCCGCGCCTACAGCGGCTTGCGCCACCCCCGCCGGTATCTGCGCGAAGGGCTGGCGTTGAGGGGGCGGGGCGGGCGTGCCGTTCACGCTCGTCCCCT